GAAACTCTTTCTCTATCGTTTTCACTAGCACGTTTAAACTCTTCATCGTACACCGCTTTTAAGTTTGCACTTAACATTGGTGCTCTTTTCAAACTTATATAGTATGCCAAACCAGCAGTCAAACAAGGAAGAAAGTAGAAAGGCACGTCTACATTGTTAGTGTAGTTACCTGCATCTTCTATTCTTGCTAAATAAAAATACTTGAATATGTATGCTTTGTCTGGGCTAGGATACAAAAACAATGTTAGATCATTTGCTGGTCTACCACTGCTAGTAGATCCACCTGTTGTGACTGTGCCAGGCACTAAAGCAAACTGTGTAGGCCTTGCATCACCACTAGATGAATTTTCTTTTTTACTTAAGTTTATGTATTCTGTTCTAGATATTTTATTCATAGTAACATCTGTTGTGCTACTATCACCTTCTAAATTAGAAGTTGCACCTGCTGTCGTTGTAATGACAGCATCAATTATATCTACAGTTTTTTGATCTATGGCGTAGAAGTTTGTGCCAGCGGTCAGCGTCTGTGTTGCATATGTAATGGTCCATAAATTTAAACCACGATTTGCCCACTCTGCTAACATCAAGTTAAGAGATCTTCTGGCTGTTTTTAAATCATAACCAGTTCTAGTCTCTAGCTGACATCTTTCAAATGCCTCTTCAATAATTTCTTCTACTGAGAGGTTGAAGGTCTGTGTGCCTGAATAAGCCGTACCCATTTAACCTCTAGTATATCTTTTGAAATTCAGCTACGCAAGTATATGTATTACCAGAATCTGCTGCACCTGGTACAACAAAGTTAACATCACTTTGATTACTGTTAGAAGATTGATCAGCTGGTATACCACCAAACTCTCTAAAGTCCCAGTAGCCTGAGTCAATTAAAGTTATTATTGGAATGTCTCCGTCTGAATCTTCTTCATCTAAACGAGCAAAAGCATCGCCGCCATCGCCATTAGCGCATGACCACCATACTCTTTGTAATCCTAAGTGTGCTACAGCTGTGCCGTCGTTTCTAGCATTTAATGCTGATACGTCTCCAAATACAGTTGTGCTTCCTGTTCCGTCTGATTGAACAACAATTTTGATTGTAACTCTTTTATCATTCTCTTGTACAATTGTTGGTCCTGTTACTGTGTCTGCCATGTTCCCTCCTTAATCAAGAACTGTGGGGCCGTTTCTAGCCCCACATTGTTAGTTTAATATACTGAGTATTCTAATTCAACTGTAAATCTTCCAGCAGTTATATCAGCATTTACCGCAGTTGTAGCAAAAGCATATAAGTTTTTGCTAGCAATTGCCGCTGTAACGTTTGGAACGAATATGTGATAGTTACCAGCAGTATTGTTAAAGTTCACGTCAATTTCTGTAATTGATTGTGTAGCACTTAACTGTTCGTTAAAAGATGTTACACCAGCACCAACGATTTCAGTTCCAGAAGAAACTGCTGCGTTAGTAGCTGTACCAGAAGTTGCACTTAATGATAAACCACCAACAAGAGTTTGTCCTGCAGCAGTTGTAATACCAATCAATGCTCTGTGAATAAAAAATTTAGTAGGGGTTACTAGTCCGTCTGGTGCGTCTGTATTTAATGCACCAAGTTCCACAAGAACATCACCGTCTGCATACGCAGTTGCTGCTGCGTTTGTTGATGCCAATGAACCAGCGAAAGATTGTATCTTTCTAGTTCCCATTGATATTAGTTGTCCAGTTGAATTTACTGAAAAACCTGTTTCTGTTACGGCACCAGTAGAAGCAGCTTTGTTGATTACTTTGAATCCACCTTCTGTTCTTACCGGACCGCTAAAAGTCGTATTAGACATATTTATTCTCCTCGATCATATAGATCTTGTTATACAGTCTCTATATCGTCTGTCTAGCCAGTCTGTATAACTTGTTATGCTAGAAATAATGGGGCACATTATGTGCCCCACTAAATGATTTACGCTCCTGGTGATCCGAAGATACCTCTCCAGTCAGAGAACCCAAAAGAGTATCTCTCTCTAGCTTTGTATCTTACGTTTCCAGTGTCGAAGTCGCCTTCCATAGCAGTTCTAATAGGAGCTCTTGTGAACATTTTTAACCCATTAGGTGAATCTGTTTTAATGAAGAATGCGTCAGTATCAGTTAGGAAGTTGTTTACCACATAACCTTGTGGTACCATTCCCATTGATCTAACTGCATTGATATCATTATCAGCAGTTTGCGTTCTGCCAGGTGTTTTCAATAACCTTTCAGCTACGAATTGTAGGTTGACAGGTATAATCATTTTCATACCTCTAAGAGCAATTTTCATTCCTCTTTCATCCTTCATGTCGGCGATATCAATTAACATCTGCTCAAGCGAAGTTTCGTTTAAGTCAGCTGCTGTTGATAGCTCGTTCTTTTGGTTTCCACTAAGCGTAGGGTGATCAGTAGCACAAAGCTCCTTATCATCTCCACCAAGGAATGAACTGTTAAACGCTCTGTTAAGAACGTTAGCACCCTTGATTTGTTTAGTGTTAGCCATTGAACGTGCCAATGCCTTCGTGTATCTCGTGCTGATTTTGTCGTAAAGGTTGTCCTCTACGGCTTCTTCAGTTAATGAGAAAGCCAAAGCGATTGTTTCGTGTGAATAGCGTGCAGTGAAAGTTTCTTGTGCTGCTTCATAAACAACACCAGAACCTTCTGGTTTTACCTCTGCATTGCCAAACCCACCAAGCATTACTTCTTCTTCAAAAGCACGGTCAGAATTTTCTAAGTCGAAAATTTCTGTGTGCTGGTTTTCGTATCGGTCGTATTCTAATCCGAACAGAGCATTCAAGCCAGGCTCGAGCTCTTTGACCAATTGCATTCTTGAAATTGCCATTTATCTCTCCTCTAACTATTATGTTCCGGTGATACCTGTGCCTAATTTAACGTGTTCGTTAAACATAACGTACCAGTTAGCATTAGCACTAGAAGCATCATCGTTCTCTGGATCTTTTGTAATCCCAATGATTTTGACCTGTAAGCCAGCTGTAGTAGCCTCAGCGCTACTGTCTATTTCGTTTTTAGACAGACCGTTGATTGCGCTACCTGCAGTAAGAGCAGTATCAGTGTTCTTACCAATATCAGTTTTAGCTAGTGTGCCATCACATTGAGCTTCGAAAAGCATGTACGGATCATCATAGATATACGCGTCGATATTAGTTGATCCAGAAATCGAACCTTGACTGGTTACGTTAATACTTCCTGGATAGTGATTTGAGTAAGTAGGTTTTTTGCTAGTAGGGTCAATGTAGAAACAACCATTGAACACACCGAGAATTGTTGCACCTGAAGCAGTTCCTTTAATAACGAAACCACCAGATTGTAACACGTGATCGCCTTTAAAAATAGCGTCACTTAAGTTATCCTCAATAGTGTACATAGTTGTACCCATATTTTGAACACCACTACCGACTTTACCAATTGGTCTATACCCAAATGCTGCGTCAATATTAGCCATGATTTTATCCTCATAGTAATTATTACAACACACTCACCATGAGTGTGTCAGTTTTGTGTAACTTATGTGGAGAAAAAACTAGTTGTTTTTCTTACCGCCACCAAAGGTTACGCGAGTTCTCCTGCTTTCATTACTTACAGGCATGCTAGGATGTTGGTCCTTAAGTGGATCATTTGCAACAGCATCATCTTTATCTTGCGCTACTCGCGCAAAATATTGTTTACGCTGCTCAACAATCTCCTCAGGAATTCTTGCTAGCATTAAACCTCCAACAGCTATAACACCTTCATATCTACCTGTATCAAGTGCGGGCCATTCCATATCCGGATATTCGTCTGCTCTCACAAACTCCCATCCTTCTCTAAGTCTAGCGGATACATTTTTTTGATCCATTTGACCTATGGTCTCTGCCCTTATCCATCGGTGCTTAAAGCCCTTTGGTGCAGGTGGTGCATCTAACTGTGATGGTGGAGCCCATTCCTTCCTTCGCTCGGTTTTAGCTCGGGTTTCTGACTCGCGTGACGGTAGTTTATTTTTAATATTTTTTTCCATATGCCTACTCCTTCACGTACTTCGCATATTCTTGTAGCGGCACACCTAGTTTTTTTGCAATGGCTACCTGTGATGGTGTGAGTCTCACAGAACCTTTACGCGCCTTTCCTGGTGCTGCTCTGTTAGCAGAGGCAACAGTTTGAGAAGGCGAAACCTTTTGTTCAAATTTATGAGGAAAAGTATCCCTCATTCTTTTGTCTACTTCACTATAGTATGAATCTGACTTCGGGTCAAATCCTTCTTCCATTAATTTACGATGAATTGAGAAAGAAGTCAAGGTCATTGGTTCATCTGTACCAAACCATTCGTTCTTTTCAGCCCATGCTTGTGCTTTTGGATCAGGTTGACGAGGTGGTGCAGGCTGTCTCGGCATAGGTTGCTGAGGCATTTGAGGCTGATTTGGGTCAACTCCTTGTGCTTGCATCTCCTTTTGTAGTCTTTCTCTTTGTGCTTTGTGTGAAGCTGCACGTTCTTCTTCAATAGATAATCTGCTTATTTTAGCTTGTGCTTCAACTTGTTTATCTACGTCTCCTAGATCCATAGCTTGTTTTAGTTCGTTTTTAGCTTGTGTCATCTGTGCTTCCACACGATCTGCAAACTCAGTAACATAACCAGTATCTATTTGATTTGATCTTGCTGCTTGTTCTTGTGCTTCTCTCTGCACACCTTGTGCATACTGCACAGCAGCTTGTTCGCGTCTTTCAGCTTCTCTTAATTTTTTAGTTAGTTTGTCTATTCTCGATTGAACCTTTTGTCCATAATCGTCCATCTCCTCTGTCGATGCAGTTTCAACTGTTGTTTCTACAACAGGAACTTCTTCTTCAGGATTAATGGTTTTTTTAGTATCTGCTATTTCTACATCCACAGGTGAACCAGTATCAGGTAAATCTACCATCTTTTCTTCTGCTTCGCTCTGTGTCTGCACTTTATTTTCTGCAGGCATATTTTCTCCTGTTAGTTTCTAAATTGCAAGATATCCTCTGGGTCTTTTACCACAGCAATTATCTCGTCCTCATTAAGTATCCTAACTTCACCACCCTCTATACCAAAACGTGATCCGGCATAACGACCAAATATAATCCAGTCATTTACTTTACACCAAGGTCCGTTTGGATATCTCACTTCGTCCTTATAACAATCTGGCCCCATCTTAAGAACCAATCCTGTTACGGTCGTATAACTACGCTCTTGCATTGTTTCATCAGTTAATAAAACACCACCTTTTGTTTTACCTTGCCCTTTGTAAGGTAAAACAAGCATACGCCAACCAGTAGGTTCTGGTAAACGTTCTAATACTTTTTCTGTAGGTAAATGCTCTATATCTTTTGTAGCATCGTCTTGTATTTTTTTAAGAAATCTGTTTTCTTTATCTTCAGCTTTCTTATTATTTTCGTCAGCCTCAACTGCGAGGTCTTTTTCTTCTAACGCAAATTTACGTTTAGGTATTACTGTCGCCATCTTCGTCCTCATCTTTCTGCAGGTCTTGTACTTCCTGTTCGATTATGGTGTAAGCTTTATACTCTCCTACAGCTTTCATGTATTCATCAAAGCTAGGTAAGCCTATAGCTATCACTTCTTTTAGTTCATCTTTGCGCGATCTAATCTTTTGCAAAACGAGATAAATCGCGTTTTCGTCTCTCATTAATTAGTTCTATATACTAACAATTCCATTTACGCAAAGCTTTATTTATTCTAGAGTTAGGATCTCTAGCTGTCTTTGCACTTGTTCTTCTCTTCTTCATGCCCTCCATACGAGCACAAAACGATTTACGACGTTTCGATGCCTTAGAACCTTTTTTTAATTTAGATGGTTTGGTGGTAACTGCCATCTTGAGTTTAGAACCTGGGTTAGCAGCACGATAAGATGCTACGCCTTTTCTGTTCAATCCTCCAGATTTACTTTTACCTGCCTTTCTTTGCCAAGCTGGTGTTGCCATTACATTTTTCTGCCTGCATAGTAACTTCTATAACTAGGATTAGATAGCTCTACGCCATCATAAGATCCAGATATATTAGGACCAATATATCCGCCACCTGCTTTTTTAATCGTAGCCACGTTAGACGGCTTAGGTCCAGTGTTACCTGCTTTTTGTTTTCTTGCAACAGCAGATGCTTTTTGGCCTTTACTCATGGCTCTAGCTTTTGCTATGGGCACACACTTAGGATATTTTTTTCTTTTCTCGCCACCAGATCTACCACATTTAGGATATGATCCATCTGGTTTTTTATTGGCTATATCTACCCAATTTTCTTGTACCCAAGATCTAAGACCTTTTTTTGCCATGTTGATTCCTTATACTATCTTTACCTTTTTTAAAAATACTAACAACTTGTGTTTTGCCCATAACTTTAGCTCTTTGTTCGCCTACAGTCAATATCTGAATCTTACGAGCAAAAGGCTTGTTAGCTCTTTTTACTTTTGCAACGGTTGCTCTTGCATCAGCAGGAGTGGTAAATTTTATACCAATAGTATCTTTAGGGTTTTCGTCAGTATATAATCTTCTGCCACTACCCTTTGGTTTTTTACCTGTTCCTACTTTAGGATCAGCCATTACGTTTTCTTTGTTACTTTACGCCTATTTTCCATCACAGCACCGCAGCCCTTGGCTATACCACCTTGACCGTAGCTAGATATTTTTTTTCTATCTTGTGATATTTTATTTGACATCAAGCCTCCAGCAGCTTTCTTTTTCTTTTTGCCACCAGGAGTAACCTTACCAGAGCATACAGCACTAGCGTACATATTTGCATATGCGCTAGGATAAACTTTAAATTTACGTTTAGCTGCAGCTTTACCTCTAGGACACAATTTACCCATTACGACCTCGCTGTTTTTTTCGCTCTTGCAAAAGCACCTGCTTTAGGCGCACCCTTTGCACCTTTTTTTCT